ATAAAGAGCAAAAGAAAAATGCTCAATTCAGTTATTTGCTTCCCTAATTAAGTTTTCGGACGGCCTCCCCACATTTAATACTCTTGCCTGCTGCTCCGAGCGGCATGTGAGGAGCATGTCCGTGACGTAGCGAGCCTGCCAGTAGCCGTGTTTTTCGGGGTCTTGGAGTATATCAAAACACCGCATGGCGAGATAGTCAAACCTCGCCAGAAACAGTTGTCCCAAAAGTTGTGTGAGCTTGACACCCAGCACTATGCCGTTGGCATAGCTGTCAACGACCTCGTCAATGAAAGCAAGCAGCTTGCGGTCCTTGATATACAACCTGTACTCTCTCTTGAGCAAATTGTGCTCAACATTCTGGAAATAATGGTGTATATCCATGGGCAAGCAATAGAACGTGTCTTGCTGTGGCGAGGTAAAAATGTCCTGCTTGATAATCTTGTAGAAGAAATGCGTGCCACGCCCCTTGGTACCAGCTGGACTGTTGAAAGGAATCTTGGCTCTCAACTTATCTTCACTGGTGTGCATGGCTGCATGCTGAATGACATGATCGTCAACAGGCAACTTGTTGACTATGCGGCGCTTGGGCTGTTCAACCAGCTTGGCTTCATAGTCTGATGTATGCCAAGTCTGATGGGTATAGGCATTTAGCAGGGCTTGAAGATTTGCCTCAAACTCTGCCTCAAATGCTTGAACAGAGAGACGGGACTTCTTGTGTCGGGAAAAATCAAAAAATGCTTCACGAAAATTTTGCAAAGTCTCCACCTCCTGTGAAATGTTGCCTAACCTCTTCACTTGCTTTTTAAAATTTTATGTAAATATAAAAAAAGGTCGGTGTCTGTATAAATGTCGGTGTCTGTGTCTGTTGTCTGCTTTTCTAATGTCCTAACTTTCGACCGGATGACCCATTGTCATCATCTACTTGCTATTCTGCTAAAGTGTATGTTTTGCCATGAGGCAAGGCCTGACTCCCGAAATCTCTGCAGCTAAGCAAACTAACCTGCAGTATCTTGTTAAGTTGAGGGCCGCACCGTAGTTCACATTGGAATCCGAGACAGCATTGTTCACGTTGAGCGTCGAAAGACCGCATTGACCACCATTGTTAGCGTTGCCACCGCGCAAACACAAGCGAAAACCGGCGCAGGAATCACAGCCTGGTTTGAAAACCGCCTGCAAAGGTACTGAAAAAAATCGGAATGAAAGAATGTCAAAGAGCGAAATTTCAAAAAAAATCGACCGCCCAAGGGCGGTAGGGTTTGCTCGCTACGCTCGCAGGGTGCTCAGGATTGCCCTTGGCTCCGCTTGGGAACCTTGGTCAATCCTGCACACTCCTGCTCACGCCAGCACACCTCTGAACACTTTAGGCCGCCTCGTAATACACTGGTTCCAATGACCACTCGGATGCTGCTTCGCAGAGGGCCGCACCGCAGTCCACACGGGAATCCGAGACAGCATTGCCCACGCCGAGCGCCGAAAGACCGCAAGGACCACCATTGCTAGCGCCGCCACCGCGCAAACACAAGCGAAAACCGGAAGTAGCGTTTGACGTATTCCAGAAATAGCTAGTCGAATAGGTTGACTCTGTAGCACCAATCTGCGTACAGAAGTTCTCCAGATGTTCCATCGACAAGGTCTTGATATATCCTTCACCACCGCCAGGTGACTTGCTCAACGCCTTCATGCCGGTAGCATTGCCGATAGTCCAGGAGCCGTAAATAGACGGAGCGACCAGGTGGGTCATGGTCTTGTCACTATTCACCTGGCAGAACTCATCATCCATCATTCGCCAGAGATTGCCGAAGCCGTTCTTGTAACCGAAGAAACATGGAATCTTGGCATTATAGACCGTTGTGCCTGCGTCATTCTTAACTGCATAGGTCGCTTCTCCACATGAATCACCAAGTTCAATGCCTGCACTCATTGGTGCAACTGGTTGCCAACCATTGTAGGTATCCCAGTTCGGCATCTGCGTCAAGCCAGCTCCGAGTCCACCTTGGAAGAGGCCGTTGGCATCCTTGTTGGCATTGACTGCATCCTGATCATAATGAGTGCCGAAGATGACACTGAACAGAATTGCGACAATGGAAGTATGTCGCATGGTTGTGCAAAGCCAACCCTTGCCGTTCTTACGCGCTGCAGCTCTGAACTGCTCTGTAGTCATAGCGGTAGCAGGTCTGCCCAGCAACGTATTGTTCTTGCCATCATAGGTAGCGTTGTTGTCGCCACCACGGTAGTTAGCAGCATCGTTGATGTAACTAACCAGGCGTCCGGTACTACGCTCAATAGTGGCGAAGCCTGCTGCTGAAAGACTGCCGATTGGTATCTCGAGATTGTATTCACCTGGTATTGGCTTGATGCCAATCTGCTCATAGTGCAATCCGCCAATATCCTTGATGACAACGTAGAATTTACGTCCCCAGCCCCACTGATAGTGACCTTCTGTACCATCCAGCCTTGCCGGTTCACCAGTAGCATACTTGTGGTGATCCTTGCTGTCGAGCTTTCTGCGGCTGTGGTCATTCTTGACCAAGTATGCGCCAAGTCCGAGGACGTATGGCAACTCCTTCAGCAATTCAAGTGAGCCAATGTATGACGCCGCTTTAGGCGTTGCGTTGGCTGTATTCCAAACTCTTCCGCACCAGGCATGCTGACCGACTGCAAGGTCAGCCTTAAGCGCATCTAAGCCGATGGTCGTGACATTGCCATTCTGGTCTGTCAGCAGAACGCTCTGGTTGCTGTTGACGGTTGTGACTTTCGCCACGGAATTAAATTTCTTACCTTCCATTTAACTATTCTAATTTTGTTTATTCTCTACTACACTATATACCCAAATTGTGTGACCATTCTGACTCGTGCCGATTAGTTCACACCAACCATAAACTCCTATGGTAGCCTCTCTATTCAAGAAGAAACTGCTGCCTGCCGCCATGAATGCGTCCATTTCCTGCTCGCCCTTAAGTGTCGCTAGCGGTGTACTGCGCGTTATGATAGGATTGAAGACCACAATGCGCATGAATTCTCCATCGCTTAGGTGCGGTAGGACATAGGTACCACCACCTCTGATAAAAGAGCCATTGATGACACTAGTACCATCAGTAACCGTATTTTCGTTGTATCTCAGTCTTCCTACAGAGATATCACCCGAGACGCTAATATTCTGGAATATTCCTCCATTGCAGATAACTTTGCCGTCCTTTGCTAAGAACATGATTTTGTCATTTTCATCCTTCATCTCGATGACCTTGACTCCCAGGTTGTCAACAAGCTGATATTGAGTCAAGATGATTTTGGCAATTACCATTTCTATCGGGCTGCCAAGTCTCCAATAATGGTTATTCTTGTCCTCATCGCTGCCTGGGAAGTTTGTTTCAGACTTGATGTGACTCTTGATGCAGCTATAGAAGCCAGAGTTGTAGATAACGACATCTTTCCACTCCTCGCCCGAAGCTCCAGACTCGAAGCTGTAGCCATTGCCGCAGTTCTCCCAAGATTGCGGGCCACGCAGTGTTGCACCGACCTCACCTTTTGCTCCAGGTTCTCCATCTTCAACGGTTCTGAAAGGTATCTTGTATATAAAATTCGTCTTATCTGCACTAACTTCAACTACTAGCGTATCGTTGACGATAGCATTTTTCTCAATAGTTATCAGAAATCGACGCCCCATCTTATATTTAACTCCTCTTATGCTGATGCCTGTTGTAGTATCGCTCGACACATAACAACTGCATCCACATGTTATCTCCTTGCCCGCCCTGAACGCTTGCACATCGATGCTATAAGAACCGACGAACTGAGACTTCTTGTGAACGATAGACAACATTGACAGCTGAATGTTGATGGCATCCTTGCCAGCGGCTCCTTCAGCACCCTTCACCTTATTCCATTCATAAGCAGAGAAGTCTTCAGGGTCTTCCTTCGTGGTGTTGTTGCATGTACCCATGTATGCATACTGGTCACCATCGCTGCACGATGTCGAGAAAGAATTATCAGAGTTGTCTGGAGTATTGCACCAGGCAATGTGGTAATAATATTGTTCTGCACTCGTACCAGGTCTACCTGGTTCGCCCTGCGGACCTTGAATCCTCCCCAAATTATACCATGTAGAGCCAGTATTGTTGTAGATATCTCCATTATAGATATAGCATTCGCCCTTCTCTGAAGCCTCTAAATTGTAGAAGAGAACATTATCAGACATGACAGATAAGCTAACGACTGTAGGGCTATTGCTTCCACTGCTATGCTGCCCCTTCAGACTGCTCGCGTCTGAAGAAGTGTTCAGCAAGACTGGATGATCACCTGGAACAAAACACGTAGGGTCACTGTCAAGTGCGGCTTGCAGCGCAGCGCAATTGGCGTAGATAGCGCTTGCCTCACCAGTGATACTGATAGAAGTGCCGTCCTTACCATCATTGCCACGTTCACCCGGCGGTCCTTGCGGACCTTGGCCACCAGTACAGCATATAGGAGTAGTCTCAGTAGAGGTTCCATCTGTGAAGTAGATGATAGACTTTGTCCAGATGAATCTGCCGCTCACCCACGCTGGAGACTTACCCTTGACCCATGCACCTCCGGTGATGGCCGTAGAAGATGTGGAAGAGTAGTAGCACTCCTCGATGCGGTCGATGCTTCTGGCTACAGACAGGCACATAGGCGTGGACACCTTCTCATTGCCATCGGTGTAGTAGATGTGCGTTCGGCTCCAAATGTAGTAGTCCTTGCGCCACTTTGGTGCTGTTGTCTGCCAGCCCTCTATCGGTGCAGTTGTCTGACTTGTTGACTCGGCATATTCCAAGTCAGTGTTGGATATGCCGACACCGACTCGGAGAAACTTAATCAGTCTTGTGATAACACTCATAGGCTATTTAACGGATTGAATTGTTAATGCAACGTTGCCGTATCCTGCGTGTATGCAGTCTGCTCTCGTCACAGCGAACGAACTCAACTGAACAGTTGGCTTGCGTGACGCTTCAGTATTGAGGACAACACCTGACCCTGACTTCAGAGTGAAATAGAACTTCGTATCTACCGTCTCCGACTTGCCTCTGACAACCAACCTCGGTGTATAGGTCACAGTACCATTGCCTGCCTCGTCCTCACTGATAGACTCATCGGCAGGTGTCGGGTTCGGCTCAATATCGAACGGATCCGACGCATCGATGACTGTAACAAAGTCGAATCCAAGAAGATGGTCCTTGTCCATGGCCTTGTCATTGTAAACCTCAACCATGAACTCACGCGTGCAATCGACCTCAGAAGCCTTAACTGTAATGGTCTTACCGCTTGCTCCTGTAATCTGCTCCCAGCCAGTGATACTGTTGGTTGCACGGTACCATTTGTAGTAGAGGACAGTCTTAATGGTATCATTGCCCTGCGTTGCCTTAGCCTCGAGCTGACAGCTGTCATCCTTGCTGTTGAGTATAAAGTTGTGCGTATCATTCTCTGGAGCCTTGATGGTCACTCGATAGGCTACGCCAGTATAGGGACCAACCGGTATCTCATAGACAGCCTGTACACTATCGGTAATCTCCTGCTGATTGGATCTCTCTGATACCTTGCCGATCATCTTGATGTTGATGGCAGTATAATTGGATGCCTTTACCAGGTTGTTGCATATTTTCAGCCCCCAGTAGAACTGCGATGCACTTGGTCTGATAATCTCGAAGAGACCATCGAAGAGACCGGTTGATTTGCCTGCGCTGTTGAACGGTATCTCAGTCTCGTTGAAGAAGAACTGCATGGAAACAGGTGTCGTGACACCATCTGCAGCTCTTGATGAGATAACTACGAAGTAGAGCTTAGGCTGTGACTGCGAGAAGTCGGGATAGACGGTAACGACGTCGCCGTTCTTCTGGTACTCCTGGTAGAGATCCCCATCAGGAGACTGGATAGACGGTGTGAAAGTGCCCATCTTCTGCAGGAACGTGATGTTGACTGATTTGCTAGCACTACTCATCCCTTGCCTCCTCTCTCATGATGAATCTGCTGTCTATAGCAACAGGCAGCTTGTTGCACACTTCGCCGTCCTGCTCCTTACGGGCTGTCTGGCCATCCATGGCGATAGCGCCAATCTTGGACAGCGTTTCCTGAAACACGATAGAATCCACAAGCGGCAGGATGTCCTGGCACCAGAGAATGAAGTTGCCGTCTGGAAGTTCTGTTCTGTCCTCAGTCAGCTGGAGGAACTCCACGACCTTGCGGTTTGCCTTGATGTATCTTTCCATATTTAATATTTAAATGTTTTTAGTGAAAAATAAACGGATTGCCGTCTGCATCCACGAACACCTTGCCGTCTGCATCCATGGCCAGAGCCAAAGGAGCCAGGTCTTTGACTTCCAAGGCAAGGATGGATCCCCTGTTCGGATCCAGCAGTTCTGTAGAAACACTCGGTGTCATGCCATGGCCTACGAGTACAGCATTCTCGAAGTGCACCGAATTATTCGGTGCCATCCACCATAACACCTGCAGTTCTCTTGTAGGGTCTGCAATATCGCCTATATTGTCGAAGATGGTAGCCTTGGCCTTGACCTGCTTGGTATCTGGCAGCACCTCGTCTACGATGTCAATCATGTCGTAATCGTAGAACGGAATTCTCCTGACGATGTTGACTATCTTAAATGGGGTTGCATCGTTGAGCTCTACGCTTGCAGGATTGCCTGCAGCAGAGTATCTGGCTCTGCATCTGATGCAGATGCGCTTGCCCATGAGAGAACGGTCCAGCGTAACGGATGCACCATCATCGGATATCTTGATCTCCAGGTCATCTGCAGTAACTGCGGAGAACTGTCCACGACTCCGGAGAAGTTCCCAGACGAACTGGCGCTTGTTCTTGGCGCACTCCTCTGATCCGAGGCGCAGGGATGCATTGATGACCTGCTTGTCGGTATCACGGAGCGGATTATAAAAGCGGTCACCGCTTGACAGCAGCAGCGTCGGCTTGTAGATGGTCGCATTCTTGCAGTTGATGGAGTAGTCCATCGTAATATTGCGCACCTCGTTGGTTCGGGTGTCCAGATACTTCGCCTTGAAGCGGAGCAGTATCGGCTTCTGCGGTGCTGCGTTGATATACCAAAGCAGTTTGCCGGCATCATTGCCTGACGATGTGATGACATGCTTCTTGGGTGTCGTTACCAGCGCATTGCCCTCCACTCCGTTTTCCACTTTGTACCAGGCGATGTCTGTCAGCTCGCTGTTGACACGTCCACTCGGGAGTATGCCATCTCGGTCAATGATGCTGATGACCGGCAGTAAGGCGCATGGCGTCAGCCTGTAATCAGGAGAATACTCATCCTGATCAGCATCATAGGCCTGTTCGAGCGGAACGCTGCCTGACACGGACTTGGAGTAATGTACCTGCAGAGGCGTGTACTTGATGTCTAATCTTTTGTATTTCATTGTTTATATGTTTTTAAACACATTCCAGTGTGATGGAATCTTGGGCGACCTCATCGCCCAGACCATCACGAAGAGTTACAGTTGCCGTGAACCTGATCTTAGCCGGAACTCCCTCACTATCGACGGAGAGGTCAGACTGTGTCAGGACGATTGCCTTGCCCGCCTTGGAGCCGACTTCGAGTGCCCAAATGTTGTCGCTGGTTACTCTCTGTTCACCGGCCTTGTTCTCGGTGTATCTGGTCCAGGCTACGTCGCTGTCGAGGATATCTGAGGTAATATCCTGGCCGTAGAGCGTAGCAACGACAGTCAGCGGAGCCCGGAAGTTGTCGAAGTCATAGATCGTCTCGTCTTCGAGAAAGTCAATGGTGAAGGCAGGATTGCCCTCTATCATCGCCCAGTCGGTATTGTTCCACCGTGGTGCGGTATGGGTACCGGTTTTCTGGCATCGCCACTTGCACCCTGTGTACCAAACATCTGATGTCTCGAATTTGCCGGTATCTGGATTGAGGGCTGAGCAGAAATAGTCTGCCTTGCCTGACCACTGTCCCCGGTCTACATAATCGACAATCGGCTTGCCATGGTAGTCGATCTGTATGATGTCCTGGGTGATGATGCCGGCTGCATAGAGGTAATCCCTGCCCTTGACGATGGGCAGGTTGAGCGATTTGACGAACTCGGGCATGTCGCCGAAGACCATGCCGTAGTTGTAATCGTCGAGTATCGGCTTGGTGACGCCCGTCAGCTTGACGATGCGGCCCTCAGAACTGGAGATGTAGAAGCAGCTCTGCAGCGACTCTTCGGTCTGGTTGCCATAACGGGCGATGTTCATGAGCTCGCATGGAGGGAAGTTCTTGCCTGCCGGAACATCGGCATCAGGATAGAGGGTGACCTCGATGTAATTTTTAACCGCGTTGACGCTGTTGACTCTCATCCATGAGGTGTAGTAATCAGCCGAGGTGCCAGAATTGGCTGCCGAGGCGATGTTGTTAACCACTCCCTTGATGACGTTGCCCACATGCTGAGCCGTGAAGTATCCACTATACTTGGAGCGTAGGTGCAGGCCATAGCAGTCATCACCCAGGTTGTCAACGCTCTCGATGGTGTCGCTCTCCGTGAAGAAGGTGTCACCCTCCTGCGCTGACAGGCGGTTGACAATCAGTTCCATGACCCGCATGTATGTGCGGACGGTGATGCTCTCAACCTCTGCATTGCCATTGTCATCGACCTGTGCGCCCTTGCCGTTGTACAGCCCGGAGACGAAGTCACCGAACTGTGCACCCGCCTTGAGCTGCGCCATCTGCTCGGAAATGAGTCCACGCAGGAAGGTAATCATGCCCTCAGCAGCATCATCATGCTGCCTGCTCAGATACTTGTCTGAGGTCTCATCGGCACAGAAGTGCAGCAGCGAGAGAAAGGCATTGCCTATGCGGTTTGCCGTGTTGGCCTGCAGGCGTCGCTCGTCTCTGATGCCCTCGAAGAGACTCTGAAGGGAACTCTTGTCTAGTTTATCTGCCATTTTTACTTTTTTGTTTGCAAAGATAATATGCCGATGTAATCGGTAAAAATACGCTCCCTAGAGGTTGCGTGCTGCTCCGATACCCCTGAAGATCTCGGTGAGGGCTGATGCCATCAGACCATTGTACCGGTCGCCGAAGAAGGTAGCCTCATGCTCGTTGAGCTTCATGACAGATGAATAGTACTTCTTCGAAAACCAGTCGCGGCAGCCGATAGGCGGACCACCAGCGACACGACCACCCCAGGCAGGACCCACCTTCTTAGGCTTATTCATGTCGTGCTTGGCTCTATAGTCCTTGCCGAGGAATTCCAGGTCACCCTCGTTGACTCGGGCAATTTTCTCGCCTCCCTGCGCTTCAGTCCACTTCTCCCAGACGTGAGCAGGTCCTACACCTGCTGCCACGTAGATACCGTACTGCAGGAAGTTGTGCTCAATGGTGGTAACTGAGCCCTGCTCCAGGTGCGCCTTGATGGAAGCATAGAGACGGCCGGTATCGATGGTACGCAACCGCTCCATGCGCTCTCTCCAATAGTCGCCCATGGCGTTAGTCCATCCTCGCTCATATCTGAGGAGGTCGTCTATTGCTGCGTCTGCCATAGGCTCTCATCATACTGTATGTCGATAGGTTCGTCAGACGTAATCATAAAGTAGAGTCCTGTGACGCCATTCATGGACCATCTGCCCAGCTCGCTCGAATAGACCTGCGTGAGGTCCAGGAACTCCATCTGTCCGTCGTATGCCTCACGGCTCTTGTCGTGGAGCATACGGCTGAGGAACTGGCGGAAGATATATCTGCAGATATTCATTTTCGCCTCTCGGTCTGCCATGTCATCGCGTCGGTACCCTGCCAGGATCCAGACGGTATAGACGTTGCGGTCGAAGAAACCCTCTCCGATGGAATGGGTGTTGCTGTCAACGGTATCTGAGACCATGATGAAGTTGGATGCCTTGCGGAACTGCTGCATGACTCCCTGGATGGAATCAGGTCCGGAACACTCTGTTGCGACAAAATTATAATCCCTGCAGGTTCTGCATTCGGCAGCCAGCTGCTTGAAATATGCGATGGAATCGAAGTTTTTTACTGTCATGTGCTATGAATTTAACTGTTTTGCCTGTTGCGCTCCTTGAACTCCTCTGCCTCCCGTGCCTTGTTGTCAAGCTCTGTGAGGGCAGCCCAGCAGTCGGTATTATAGACTGCCTGCTGTTTGGTCACGTCACCATCGGTGAGTGCCCTGATCTGCGCCTGCATGGCAGGAAGAATGTCCACACGGCGCAGCTCTCCACCCTCTCTTGCCGGTTTGAAGAAGTGCGTGAAGTTGGCGTCGAAATACTCCTTGACGCTGGAGAACCAAATGAAGACACCCAGAAGCTCGTAAGGCTCAAAATGGGCGGTTTCATCGGCAGAACCATCTGCGGTTCTATACATGAGGTGCGCCATTTTCTGCAGGAACTTGTCTTCCTGGTTAAGCATGAACAGCTGGTAGTTCTTCTCGATGTTGAGATAATCGTAGAAGCTGACATCATGAAGCATGCTATCTACTGCCGTCAGTAGAACGTCACTTGCTCTCTGCAAAGGCCGAAAATCGGTAAATTTGTCGATGAAATCGAAGTTTTTTAGCAGGGAGAGGATTTCTGCAGCGCTGATATACAGGACTCTCTCGCACACTTTCCCAGTCTTAGTATCGCCATTTTCGTCGCTTTCACCGCATTTAACGCTGCATTTCCACCCGGTTCGGGTGTATTTATGGACAGTAAGTCCGCAGAACCTTGCGAGAAGGTAGCACTTGATGACGATGTGGTCATGGTGAATCGACATGACGCTGAGGACATAGCGCAACTGATCCTCTGAAAGTTCCGCCCACGATGACGGCGCCTTGAAATTGAACTCTTGTGTACCATCTTTATGCGTTGAAAACGAAGGCTGGTTTTGATTTTTCATTTTTGAACTCTTTGAAATTGTTAGCCTTATATGCCGATGAATTCGCATATAATGGGAATTTATCGAGATGTGCATCGAAGTATCTGAGCAGTCTCGCACGCTCGTTGGAGTATGCCGACAGCATGTTGTTGGCCAACATGATCAGGCAACGGCTCAGCATGAGCCTCACGCTGCCCTCAAACTCATTTCCCTCCCTCACGCCTCTGACCAGACACATGATGTCATCCATCTGCTCATCGGACACCAGCTTGCGCAGGGTGGCGTCTGCCTCCTGCATGGCTGCCAGCTTGGACATCCAGTCCCTGGAAGTCATGCTGGTCTGTCTCGTGAGATAGCAATAGCCCTCCATGCTCCAAAGAACCGTCTGGATGCCCTGCTTTGCCTGGAGGGTGCTCCCCCATCCTGACACAACGGTGAGATGAGACATGACTCTGTCCTGAGCCACGATGAGGGCTACACGGCATTGTTCGATGAGCGCCTCGACTCTGGAGGAACTTGCCGGAGAGACTTCGTTGTTGGCTACAACGCCAAAGCCTGTAGGCGTGAGCACAAGGTCGAGGTGTCTGACTACGCTGAGGAAAGCATCGAGGCACACAACCTTGATGACTGCTTCACGCAGCTCCTCGCTGGTCTCCAGCGCCTCCTCGCCTACCTCGCCCAGTATCTGCCGGCTGAGCCGCAGATAGGACTCCTCAAAATGCTTTTCCACCGACTCGAACACCTCAGAGTGAGAGCTGGTGGCTGCAAGGATGCTCTGCTCGAAGTCATCCTTGCTGATCTGAATCTTCATTTTTGCCATGGTTTGAAACGATTGATGTCTGTTGGTCTTTATTCTTGTCGAGTGTCGTGAGCTCTATCATCGGCACATCTACGGTCACTCCTCGGTCGGCATAGCCATTGTAGTGGGAGATGACGTGGTAAGGCTTGCACATGATGTCGTGGCAAGCCTTCTCGAGCGACTGCTTGAGGATGAAGAGCTCTCGCTTGTCTGAGCCGGAGTTGTTCATCTGGCTCTTGCCTGGTGTGGCTCCGATGAGGTTTGGATGTACGCCCAGCGAGAAGCAGAGGGCATTGGATGCCTCGCTCATGTCGTCTGCCCAGTCGCCACCCTCCTTTTTGCTGCCCTCTGAGAGGTTGATGATGCGCACCATGCGCTGCTCCTTGCCGTTTGGGTCGAAGTAGTAGCCCGTAATGAGTGCCTTGCCGGCATTTTCCGGTCCGCACACGAAGTTGATGATGTTGTCCTTCTCCTGCAGGATGCGCTCCTTGCGCTTATCCGGGTCGATGATGTCCTCGTTGTTGCAGAGTTCCTCCCAGTAGTCGCGGTGCACCTCTATCTGGATGCGAGGAGCGGACGTGTTCTTGATCATGTAGCGCTTGCCGATGCCGATGAGACGGTAGATGTCGTACCAGGCATCGTCGAAGATGCTGGCATAGTATGGTATCGGATAGTACTGCAGTCCGGGTGTCGGGATGCGTGAGATGATGGCAAACTTGCAGTCCTTGCCCATCTCAGGAGCCTTGCCCTTGATGCCGGTATATGGATCTGGAGCCTTGCCCATGCGCGCCATGAGGTCGCCCAGCGGGTCATAGAGGTCGAGCAGCGGGATGACTTCGGTGTGTACCGGCGACATGACGTTGCGGAAGTCGCCGAAGAAGACATGCTCTATGCGCCCCTTGTCATTTGGTGCCTCCAGGCGGCAGTAGGAAACGTCCTTGTGGCGGATGTTGACTATCTTGGAGTGGTCACGGCTCAGGATGATGACCTCTACCGACCAGAAGAAGAACTTCATGTCTGTTGCCTGCTGCATGAAGACCTCGTGGATGGAGTTCTTCAGGCAGAAGTCGCGTATCTCGCTGTCGGTAGTGTCCTGCTTGGTCTCCCGGTCCATGAAGCGCACGCCCTGGCCGTAGCAGCATTGGACGTTGAAAGCCATGGCTCGCTGCGCCACCATGTTGCGGCGCAGCAACTGCTGCAGGGTGTATGGCATGTCGTTGTCATCGCCATAGTTCACATACTCGAAGAGCTTGCCGTCTGAAGTCTCCAGGATGCCTGTTGTGGCGTCGCCCACCTCTCCGGAACCCAGAAAACTGGTGTCCTGCCCATACTGCTGCTCGATGGTGGTGGAGTCTGTTACCCTGCTCACGCCCTCTGCCACGAGGGCGTAGCGGCTGTAGGAACCGCTGGCTCCCACTTGCTGAAGCTGATATTTTTTCTGTTTCATGTCATAAATATACTGGTAAGCCCAGGAACTGGTGAATGTAGATGTCCGGAACGGTGCGAACCTCGGCATTTGCCGGATTGACGAGGCGGTGGAAACCGCCTCGCCAGCTGCTGCCCCTGACCAGCCATCCTGTATAGTCGACGGTCTCGCCGTCTGATGTCCACGCCTTCAGGTTAATGGTAGAGCGGTCTCGCTCTGCCTTGGCCAGGAGGCGCAGCACCTCTGTGAGGTGGTAAGCCGTGCGTCTCATCAGTTGAAGGTGTTATCAAAGGTGTTGTCGAAGATACGGCCGGCTCGCTGCAGGTCAAGCACGTTGTGCTGGCGCTGGGCGTAGGTGTAGCTGAAGGTGAAGCGTGGCACGCTGTCGCGCAGGTTGTCGCGCTTGGACTTTGAGTCAGAGAGGGTGACACGCTTGCCCACCTTGGCAACGCCGCCGATGAAGTTGACCAGATAGACCTCGTCTGAGCGGAAGAGATCATCTGCCCAGTTGGCCATGTCTGTGCCCAGATAGCCAGTATCGGCGTTGAAGGTGCGCTGCTCTGTGATGCGGTAGTTAACCCTGATGCCGCCCATGTAGGCTGCATCGCGGGTGTACTGCGGGTCAACCTCGTGCTTGCCCGTGCAGTAGATGAGCTCCTGGCAGCCGAAGCTGTTGGTGAAGAGCAGAGTAGGCGCCACATCACGCTCCTCGCTGTCTATGATGAAGGTCATGGAGCGTGAGCCTGCCTCTACCACGTAGTAGAGAAGGTCGGTGCCCTCGGTCTCGAAACGAGACGGAGAAACGTCGATGGTGGTGTAGATTTCATTGCCGCCGACGGCTGGTGCGGTAAACGGTTTCGTAGTTTTGTCGGCGTAGTGTGCGGTGACTGTTGCCGAGTCCCTGCCCATGTAGTGAAGATACTCCAGTCGCCCCATGTAGGTGGTCTTGTGCCCCTCCAGCAGGGTGAGGAAGTGTGTATTGAGGAATGTAGAGCAGTCCACGCCCACGATGTCCACGGTGGAATAGTAAACCTTCAGGGTGGCTGTCTGCGTATCGGTGACTGTTGCAGAGTCGGTGTCTCCGGAGTCCGGAACCTGTTGCTCGGCGATGGTGATGGTGGCTGTGACTGCCAGCCTCCGGCGTGCATAGGGACGGAAGATGTCGGCAAGGTCGCTCACGGTGACCTCTCCATCGGCTGGATAGAGATACTCATCGTAGATGATGTCGTCACCTATCTGGATGGTGACGAGCAGGCGCGTCTTGGCCGTGAGAATATCGATGTCGGGGAGGTTCTCAAGGAAGAAGCTGCCCGACGGAAGTGATGTGATGGTCATATATTATCTTTTTTTGTGCAAAGATAATATGGAGGGGATAAAAATAAAAATACGGCTGACTACCCTCACGGGCGGCCAGCCGTATCAAAGCTTTTCAGACTTTATAAAATTTTTCGTACTGCAAAGGTACGAAAAACTATTCATAATACATGGTAGTACTTGAAATTTATATGAGTTTTTAACTTAAACCAGGCTATCCGGCTTGACAACTCTCTCCCATATAGCCCATGCCACGGTGCCGTCTGGCTGCGTGGCTACCTGGTAGTCATGCGCCTGCAGGTACTGGTTGATGGCTTCTATACTGACACCGCCCATGTCATCAAGTTCCGTGGCGATGTCCTGGGAGGTCTTGAAACTCTTCTTGTAGTCGAGACCGGTGTCTGCATCCTTCATAGGGAGGTTGCAGCGGAAATGGAAGTAAGCGTCGAGCAGATCCTGCTCAAACTGCTCGCTGTCGAAATAATCTGTATTTCTTGGCATAATATTCTTTTTTTAAAGGGTGAAACTTAAATATCGTCTCCAGGGTGCAGGCGGTTCAATGCCGTCTCATAGAGGTCAACCCAGTAGCCCAGACGGGAAGCCCAAAGGTCGTATTTGGTCTGAAGTCTGGTAACACGGATCTCCTCTCGCTCCAGTTCTCTGAGGTATCTGCCGACAATGCGGTGGCAGTCCAGATCATTACAGTATCTTGACTGAATCTTGGCGTACTCCACGAGCTTGTACAGCTCCTTACGCTTGTTATCAAGCGTCCACCAACGTGTTTCGAGCGCTGTGCGAATGCGACGGCGGCGGAAATATAGCAAGAGAACGTCTCTCTTGACTTTCTTCTTATTCTTTTTCATCGCTCACTCCTCCTTTCTTGTCTTTGGTCCAGCCTGGGTGCAGGAGTTCTGCTTCTGCTCCCGTAAGTACCCCCCCGCTTCTCGGTATCTCTCAAAGATGTTATGGCGGTCGCTCTGGATGGTATTGTTGTTGAGAGTCCAAAGATTAGTCTCCTCGACCTTCGCCTTGTCTCTGCGGAATCCTGCCTCATTGCGAAGCTTTCTACAATTACGGAGTTCTTCCTGATATTCATTTTTGGCCTTCTCGAAAGCATTACGGGCACAGCGGTAGTTTTCCCCTGCTTCATCCTCCATGCGTTCAATACTGTCCAACGAGCTCTCGTAATTCCGGCTTATAGCCTGCAGCTCTGCCTGGTGGCGCTTGCGCTCGTCAGCAGCTCTCACGATGTTCTCCTCCAGCTGAGCATGAAACAGCTCTGTAGTCATTCTGCTCACCATCATGCTACCTCCCCTCCAAAAATGAATCCACCAATCATGACCATCGCCATCACAGCTGCGAAACCAACCATGGTGAGCACAACCTCTCCATAGGTCACGGTCTCCCCGCAGATATAGCTGAAGGTCTCGCTCTTGGTCTTGGCGAGCTTCTTGATTTCACACTTGAGGGTATTGATACCCTCCTCAACGCTGATGCCTGCAGGTCTCACCTGTGCATCACTTAATAAAATAGAATTCTGCATATTGCATCGTCTTTTAAGCATAAGCAGCCGATTGTACAAAAGGGTGGCGGCTGCATTCCCCGTTGCTTAAAAGACGATGACTTATCCGGAAGGACTAATCAAATCTTACGGTTCATGCAGCCGCCATGTATTGGGCATATCTATTTTCCCAGTTGGAAAAAATTATTTCCCCAGTTAGAAAAAAAGATTTTCCTAGGCATAAAAAAAGCCTGCGGCTAGAAGCCATAGGCGAAACGGTCGCCCTGCCGGATAGTTTACTATCGTCTTTTAAGCGTCGGCAAAGGTAAGAAGAAAATTTGGAACCGCCAAAAAAAAAGCGAGAAATTTTAGAAGAATCTGCAGGGAATATGTTTTAGAGCATAAAATCGGGGTGATTTGAGGAGGAGGAGGAATAAAAAGGAATGAAAAGGAAAGAAAAGGAATGATTTTCCGGAATCAATCGGAATCAATCGGAATCAATCGGAAAATGACCGGGAATGACCGGAAAAACGAGCGAATTACGACCGGAAACGACCGGAAACGACCGCAGGATCTCCCTTCGGTTCTGCCACTTCGAGGAATGGATTCCTCGGAAATTCCCCGATTTTCCCCGAAATTCTCTGATTTTCCCCGATTTTCTCTGATTTTCCCCGATTTTCTCCGATATTCTCCGAATTTTTTCCTAACTTTGCGGTGTTTTTACATTATAATATATATTAAGGTATGGAAAGAAAAGAGTACATGAACTTGGAGAAGCGCGTAACACTTCTCCAAATGACGGTAAATATTCTCGTTGTTATCTCTATTATTCATGGAATAGTGTTAATATTGCTGCAATCACCCCATCTAAGCGTGGTGCTATCCACCCTATTAAAGCAATTAAAATAGAGACGATAACACTTATCTTAGTCCATTTAAAGCTTTGCCTCTGCAGTATCAGATTCTCATCCTCTTTAGATTTCTTCTGACGGTATGGGTATCCTTCAATGCTCTCCATTATCATTCTGTCGTAAGTCTGCATATACTTCACACCCTTGTCCAGTATATGCCACATGCCCTCAGACTCCTCGATGTAGCCCTCGTTGGCCAATGGTGGAAGGAGGAACCTCAAATCAACATCATCAAGCTGATTATCAATCTGCGAGTTCCAGAGCTGCACACGTGACTTGTCACCCTTGATGAACTCACGGAGAACCAGACGAGCCTGCCTGCAGGTCTCACTATCTTGTAATAATATCATTTATCAATATCAAATATATGTGAATAATAAGAAGTCCCCGGCACGGCTCTGTGTCGGGGACGATGTGTTAAATAAAGATAGCCTAAATAGCAAGGCTAAGCGAGCCAAATTTCTGAGCCATATCCTGCAAGGCACCTCTGAGAGTAACAAGCTCATCAGGAGTGAACTGCGATGCCTTTCCATTGACTATGTTTCCGTTCATCTTATGTGCCAGCCAAGAGCGAGATTTGCCAAAGTAAGCCTTTGCGATGTAAGCCATGGAAACCATATCTGTTATCTCACCAAATTTCTCTGCCATGGTCAGTTCCTTGACCTTCTGCTCTGTAGTCTTAGCCATGTAGCCAACAGCCACGGCAAAAGCCTTAGGGTCTGACTCCTTGAGTGCATCCATCTGACGGCGAACCTCCGCCTTATCCTCTGCGGTCTTGGCAGCTCTGTTTTGTGCAGCCAAAGCCTTCACCTTATCAATCATCTCTGTATATTCCATAATCTTATATTTTTTAAGTTTAAAGGAATGAGTGCCCCCGAAGGGGCTTTCTCATTTCTTTTTGTTTTTAATTTTGTTTTCCAACTCTGCGATTTTTTTCTGCTACCCTCTTGAAGGTATCGGGGAACTCTTTCCAATACTCTAGGTAGAAAAGCAAATCGTCTTCATTTTCCTTGAGTTCCTTAGATTTTCGTCTTGCCATATACTATCTTTATTAACACGATGCAAAGGTACTAAACTTTTGTTGAATAACCAAATATTTTCGCGATTATTTTCAACATTTGTGTATTATTTAACATTTGGAGACGAAAAAGCCCCCGGCACGGAATCGTGTCGGGGACGGAGTTGAGTTATTGAACATGTTAGCTATGCTAACTGCAATGCGCTAATGCGACTGCTTATATCTTTGACCGCCTGGTTAAAGATGCCTTTCTGCTCCTGGTTGAGCGTATAAACCTTTCCACGAATCTGATATCCATTGAGACGCTGCAAAAGCCATGCTGCGCTCTTGTTGAAATAGGTCTTAGCGATGTAAGAGATAGGAAGCAGCTTGTAATCCTCTGCATCTATCTGGCTGCGGAGAGCTTTCACCTCGCCCTCCAGGCGAGTTACATTTTCCTCCAGGAATGGTTTTGCCACTTCAGCAACAGCATCCTTATCCATCTTTTCCAACTTAGCGATAATTTCATTTTTTCGCTCTTCGCTCTTTGCATCAGTATTACCAGCAAGAGACTGATATTCATCCAATAGGGTTCTAATATCTTCCATATCAATATATATTTTGTAATCCCCTCCCGAAGGAGGGGAAGTTAAACATTTTACTTTCTTTTCTTCATCAGTCTTGAAAGGTCATCCAAGAGATAATCAAGTCTCTTTTCGATTTCCTTCTGTGAAAGACCAGTGAATTTCACGATTCGGAGAAAGTCTTCGATATCTTTTTTCTTTCTCTCGATTTCATTTTCTAAATCTTCTTGCATAGCTTAAAAATTTAATTGATTAAACATGTTCCTTAACTCGATTGCAAAGGTACATAATAATTTTGATATACGCAAATATTACATAATAAATTTGTTATGTTTAATACATTTTTAACATTCCAGCCCAATAAAACACGGTTTTTACCTCTTTTTCTCATCATTCTTGAATGATGTCAAACAATGTTATTACCTCTTTTACCCCGAAATGCAATGTAGGGGTTCGCTCGAAAACGGCTCGTTTCTTGTGGCAATTTCATGGAAATTGGCATAAGTAGCCGTTTTCGAGCGGGCAATCAATGGCAATTGATTGCAAAATTTGGGCTTTTTGCACAAATTTTCCACGGTCATTTTTGCCAACTTGCTGAAAATCATGGATTTTTAGAAAGTTGAAGCAAAAAAGGGCGTGCCTTGCTGTAAGCATAGCCCCCACCGCCCTACGCTCGGAGGCAATTGCCACGGCTGACTGGAGCGGTATATGTAAGGGATTTTTTCATGTGGCAATTGCCCCTATCCCCGACTGCTGCCCCGAAATGCCATCGCCCTCGCTACTCTATCCCCTTCCCTTCATCCGCGGTCATCAGCAAGATTGCAAGCAAGAGAAAGGGCAACGTGTGCATCTCACGCTGCCCCTGATGTCTATAGTCTGCCCTTGTCGTGATAGCTGTAGAAGCTTCCATCTGTTACTATCACATGGTCCATAAAGAAGATGCGCATGATTTGGCTAGCCTTGGCTATCTGCTGGGTCAGCATATCGTCCGCCTTGCTTGGCTGCGTGTTGCCCGATGGGTGATTGTGCACGAATGCCATGATAGTTGCGCCGCTCATAACTGCCTCCCTCATGAGGATACGTATATCCACGGAAGTCTCTGTTATCCCTCCCTGGCTCAGCTTCACGCTTTTGATGAGTCTGAAATTTTGGTTCATAAAGATGGCGTGTGCCTGCTCCACCTTGAGGTCTGCCATCTGCGGAAGCATGTAGTTGTAGATGGCTAGACTGCTTCCTAGGTCTGGCTTTGTCGGCATGCGCTCTAGTGCTCTGCGCTTGCCTAGCTCGATGGCTGCGAGTACAGCCAACGCCTTGCAGTCGCCTATCCCCTGCACTACCTGCATTTCGTCCATGGATAACTTTGCAAGGTTACTCAGGCTTCCGTCTGCGATATTCATCAACTGCCTTGCCTGGCTTAGGCTCTCGGTGGTTCCGGCTCCTCGATTGATAATCATGGATAACAACTCAGTGTTACTGAGAGTATCGAATCCGTAGTTAGCCGCCTTGAACTCCGGACGCTCGTCTGCTAGTATATTATTGTACTTCTTCATGTTACGCTACTTTATTATAGTTGTTGTTTGATTTCTTATTGATATTAACACCCTGTGGGAAACATCTCTTTGAGTGTGCCACTGCCTCATAAAAGCCTTCTGCCATCTCCTGCAACACGCCTCTGTTGCTTATTGGGTCGTGGTGAATGGTGCGAGCCAAAAAGATTTCTCTCTCCACATAAGCGCCTGCCGCCTCCAACTTGCTTCTGAAGTCCTCGATGGTCTTGCCGCTAGTCAGCAGGTCGTCGAATAGAATGACCTGCTTGCCCTTGAAGTACTCGCCATCTACCGAAACATGATAAATATCCTCGTTAACAAAATGGCTGCCTCCGTTGTGGGTTGGCTTGCGCTCGCCATATATGCTCATGTGCTCGTTTGCGGTCATGATGCCTGCAGCATTGAGGATTGCAGCGAAATAGCCGAATCGCTTGTTATACTTCCACTGGGAGCTGCATGGAGCGAAGACTACGATGAAGTCCTTCAACAAGTTGCCGTATTGTCTTGTCAGATAGCGGACTAGCCACTCAGCGCAGATTTGTGCCGCCATCTTGTCGCCTGCCTTGAAGTCGTAAACGAAGCGGTTGTTTGCCATCTGCTTAGCCTTATCTACACAAAGGTTGAGATAAGCGTTTGGAACGTACTCAAAGAAATAATTCTGTCTCATATCGAAAAAATTTATAAAGTTTGAAAATTGTATTCTGGTAATGTTTGGGAGTCCAGAGATTTTTCCCACTCCTGCTGTGGAGTATTTTTTTTAATTGCATTCCGTTCAAAGCCCGGTGTGCCCTTTCGATTTTTCCTGTGCTTCAAAATGCGCTGGCAGAGGCAAACAGGTGTGGGGTTCTGTGTTGACAAAAGGTAAAGGTTTAGTGTAGCGTGAAGAACCTTTGGCTTTTGTTAACCCAGGTTCATACACAGGTTTGAATCGCCAGCAGCTAACTTTGCACAGGAAATTTCGGATGGGAACACATGACGGGCGGCGGAGAATGCAATAAAAAATGTACGGAACAGCATTAAACAACCATCGCCCAAAAGGCGATACCGCTTCTGCAGCAAGATTGAAAAACACCAAAAAAGGCCGCCAACTCTCACGAGCTAGCAGCCTCAGATAAAATAAATAAAACCTAAAACCTAAAATATAAACTAAAAAGAACGAAAATTCTATCGTGGGTAATAGTTACTCATGCCACCCGTGTAGAGGACGGTCTGAGGGAACTTGTCCACGCCAATACAGACGGTATCGAAGGCATCGGAGAAGTCTGTGCGGTTCTCCAGCCTGTCCTCGTCTGTCTCCACGAGTTTCTCGCCTCGCTTATCCTTGCCGTTGTTGTAACAGCCGGCACTCTCGATGGAGATGATCAGATCCTCGTTGTTGTCCTGGTTGATGAGGACCATGTGGCGCGCATGACCCTTGAACATGCGGTCGATGAGCAACTGTTTCTCAAGATGGTTCATCGGCTTGCCGATGTAAACCTCCGTAACGAGCCATCCATTGCGTCGGAGCACCTTGGTGATAATCTGGTAGAACTTATCGTTGTGGGTTGCATAGGAGTTGCCCACAAATGTGGCATCGTAGTAAAAGATGACTCGCTTGTTCTTGAGATACCTGTAATAATCGCAGAAGTCCTGAGCCAGCTCAGGCAACTTCCGGTCATACTTGACATAGAATGAGTTGACGATGCGCAACTTGGTATCAGAACCCACCTGCCCGACTACGAGACAGTTGATGTTGTTGTTGGCATCGCAGCCGATGACCAGCGGTAAACCGTCCTCCAGGTCGCCATCCATGCGGCAGTCCGGCTTGTCGTGCTTAGGGTCGAACTTATACTGCAGGTCATTGAGGAACCTGGTGTTCGGTGCCGTATAGAAGTTGCGATCCTCATCAAGCCCGGAGTAGAATCCATCCTGCGCGATGCCGACATGCTGGCACATGATGCTCGTGAGGAAGGTCATCTTAGGCAGATCTCGCTTCATTTGTTTGATGAAGTCCTCGCCCAGGACAGCCAGATTCTGGATACTGGAACATCGGGAGTAAACCAGGGCATAGGAACGGAGGGAGTGCAGTACCCGCTCATATTTCTTGACCTGTGCCATGTAGTAGTCGTAACGCTCGGGGTGTGCAGCCAGCTTGGTGCGGATGCCGTGCAGCTGCACAAGCACGGTCTCCAGCGTGGCGACCAGTTCCTTGTCTTCTTTCTTCTCCCAGGACATGAACCAGGACCCCTTTTTGGTCGCCGATGTATCTGAAGTAATCGTAAGACCATGGTGCAGGCAGCAGTCACCGAACAGCTGCTTGTTACCACGGTTTGCCGGAAGCGTCTCATTGTTGAGCTGCTCCCAGTCGATGAACTTGGCCTCGTCGATGAAGACATGGTCGAGAGAGAGGGAGTTGGACGTTCCACTGCGGTCCTGAGAGATGATGTTGAGATAGGTACCGTTGTAGAAGGCAACCGTGTTCTCCCAGTTCATTGGCTGGAAGTGCGGATCCTGCCAATGCAGCGCCTTCCACGGCTTCTTACCAACAATGTAGTGAACATCTCTCTTGTAACCCCACTCCTCGAGGTGGACCAGAGCTGAAGGAAGGATGTTGGTCTGGCATCGCTTGACCGACGGAGCCACCATGCCCAGGCACGCACCCGGCATGTGCTGCACGGCATAGAGGATGCGGCCAGCCTCGACCACACCCTTTCCGGTACCACGCCCCCACTCGCAGACCAGCGTCTTGGGCATGAGCTGCAGGACGCGCGACTGCACGTCGTTGAAGAATAACTCCTTAGGTCTTGCTGCTGTCATCATCTGGCGGAAGTTCTTCGAAGTCGGCATCCTCGATGTCCGGCATCGAGTAGCGTTTCTCCATTTTCTTGATTTTCGCACGAAGATTAGGAATCCTCTGCAAACCAATGACTGACGGATCATCCGTCATGCGGAACTCGACTGGTACAATCTTGTCGAAGGCAAGTTCCGGCTCGTCAGGCGTATCGGTTCGGTTATTCTTGATGCGGTTTTTCTGCATCACGGCTAGGGCACGGAAGTCCCCTGCAGCCTTGGCAGCCTTGCGGTCCTCGTCTATTTCCTGATTGACTTTCCATCTCCAGAATTCCTTTGAGGCGGCGTTGAGGTTGCCGAGCATGACCTGGCAGAGATGGATATCATCGTATGCCTGGGTCTCGCTGACGCCGAACATGGCCTTGTCCTGATCAACCATCTCCCTGACGGTAAAGCGTGGATAGCGCAGCCAGAAGGCGTAGCAGCCACGCAGCCGCTCCACTCTCGCCTTGACGATGGCAGAGATGTGAAGTTCCTGAAGCTCATCCTCGTTGAGAGGCATGTACTTCATGTAGTCATCAATGTTGACTGGTAGACTCATATCTAACTGAGGTTAGCCATAATCTGCGAGAGTTGCGACATGATGGACTGGTAGGCTCCAGGAGAACCTACCTTAGCGAGTGCGATATTATTGATGCGCAGCTCGTTAGCGGTCTCCGCTAAACCTTTGAGGTAGCGGTGTCGATAGGGTGAGCGCGGCTCCTGCAGCTCCAACTGCATGGCCATGGCCTCGTCGGGAGACAGTTCCATCATGATGGGCACCTCATCGACCGGTGTCATGGCCTTTGCCAGGTCATAGACCGTCTGCAGGTAAAGCTCACTCTCTTCCAGATAGGGAAATTGTTGTCGTATCATCCAGCAAATTATTTAACATGTTATTGAGATTGAGATAGACATCTCTGTCAGTCGTGATGAACGTGCACTCAGCACGGTCACCATAGGTCTGATTCTGAGATGTTATCACGGAGACTAACCACTCGTTGTTAGCAACGAGCATGACCTTGGAGTGGTTGAGCGTCAGCCTAACAGAGTCAAAAGCCTCTGTCATCAAGCGACTTAGCTTTAAAGTTTTACTTGAAGCTTTAATGTCAGCCACTAACACTGAGGAGTTAATCAACCCTCGCTTGCGAAGGTTGATGACTCCACAGAGGAAGGCATCGGATGTGGAGAAGGTGGTGACAGCAATGTGAGCTGCACCAGTCTGCTCCAGAATCCATCCCAACAGTCCAAGGGTGTGAAGCCCCTGACCCAGGAAGACCTGCGATCTACTCTGCCTGAGCGGTTTCAGAACTTGCTGTATCTGTGTCGCCCTCATGGTCTCCGGTCTCCTCAGTCTTCTCCTCGCTGAAGGTTATGCCCGCCTGCTGAAGCTTGGCGATGGTGTCTGCGGTGATTTCAGCCTTGGCTGTAATCAAGAGCTGCACACGCTCATTGACCTTTGCTCGCAAGGCGTCAGCCTTGTCGGTATTGCCAGCCTCCATGAATCCAATGAGCTGGTCAAGGTTCTTGGTGATGTATGAACGAGCATTGCCAATCTGCTTGGAGGTGATGGCTGCTTCTGGCTGCTGCTCAGCTGACTGTTCTTCGGTATCAGATGGACTGGCATGGTCGTAGATGTCCATGGCCTGCTTGTATGCATAGTACTCCTCCTTGAGCGTAAGGAGCATGCGCTTGAAGTCCTCGTCTGCTGCATGCAAGCCCTCGTATCTGTCACATGACATGTCGTAAGCCTTGCAAGCCTCAAAGTGTTCCTTGATTTTTTTCCAAAGGGCGCAGTTGCTGTCCCAAATAGCCTTGATATTGTCCGGCAACTGGTCGTGGTCTGCTCGCTTGCCCTTGGCAACGATGGCAGAAGGCACGATGGAATCGAGGTTTTCTGACTCCACGACCGGAAGATGAGGAGCAAGCTGCTTAACAATATTGTCTGCCTCTGATGTTTTGTCAACCGCAGTCTGAAGGATAGGCGTGACCTTCTTGTCGTAAACTCTGACATCATCGATGGTCATGCCCTCGATGCGATAGTTGAGATGCTTCTGCAGCTCATATTTGAGCAACTCGAGTTTGCCCTGAGGGTCGAAGTTGATGAGCTGGTAGAGGTGGCGGTTGTTATTCATCTGAAGGAGGAGCAGCGCTCCCTCCCTAATGTTGGCATCGGTATGCTCGCAGTCAAACCACTTCTTTAACTTTTCAGTGAATTTCGGATCATTCATAAAATGAGAAAATTAAAATGGCGAGGCGAGCTCATGTAAGCATCGCCCCGCCACCGATTGTAGTTATTTTGGAAATAAAGTACCCTGTATTAATGACCGTCTGTGCTAGCAACAACCTCCACTGGCTTGCAATCCTTACCAGAGATGGTACCTTCAGCAGTTGTAAGGTTGCCGTAATAGAATGGAGGCATGGTCTCACAGCTGACGGAGATCTCCAGCGTGGTATTGGTCTCGTCTGCAATGCCTGCACCTGAAGACTGAGAAGGCGTCACGTCAACCTCGAAGGTCTCGTCACCGAACTGGCGAAGCTTGCCGTTGCGCTCAGGTACCATGAAGATGCAGTCATCGTTGAGGAGGATGGAAGCCAGGGCTGAAGCTTCCTCCTCTGTACCTGGGAGGATGAGAGTAGCCTTGAGGTTCATGGTCTTGCAGCCATGCTCACCCTGCGCCTCTGGCGAGAAGGAACTCTTGTCTGTGACGAAGGCTACCTTAATCCAGACCTTGTCTGCCTGAATGGTGTGGCTATCCTTGATGACAAGATAATCCTTGAGTGAAGTGGCAGCCTCCTTCTGCGGCTCAGCTAACTTGGTGATGTATCGTCGTGGAATGAAGAAACCGAAGGCTCTCACACCAGGCAGCCTCTTCTCACCAGGACACTTCAACACATCCTCATAAAGGTCTGCGGTTGAAGCACATGTTTTCTTTGTTGCCATATATCAATATATAATATAATGTATAACCATGGACAGCTATCCCCTACTCTGAAGGGATAGTGTCGTAACCGAAGAGGATGCGCTCCTTGGAGATCGACTCGAACTGAGTACCGAAGTACATGGTTGCCACGAAGTCAACCAGGAAGTGAGAGTCAAGAGAACTCTCTACACCAAAGTTCGCCTTGTCGCCCTCGGTAGCCAAACCGATGAGCATGTTGCTGCCAGGAGTGATGATCTTGTAGCCCTTAGGAACGTTGTCAAGACCCACGAGGATGCAGTTGCTTGCACCATCCATCTTGTTGTGGTTGAACTCATTGTTCCAATTTACGGTGCCGTACTTGTCGCGATAACAGCGGCGGTAGAGCGTGAGTTCATGGCTGTTCATGAACATGTATGTATTGATGCCCTGCAGTTTTGCATCGGCAGCATCATAGAATGCCTCGACTGCATCGACTGCGTTGACACCAGTCATCGCGGTAGTATTGAAGAGGTTGCCCTTCTCTTCAGAAATCGCCTTGGCCTTGATGTCTGCATCGGAGATGGTCTTGAAACCATCAGCGAGGTCTGCGGTACCAAAGCCTGAAGGGTTGCGCTTCATGGTGAAGAGGTTCTTGAAGAGTGCCTCACCTATCTTGCCTGCCAGGAACATGCCAATCAGTTTGGTGATAGGCTGGTTTTTGAGCGCATCACCCTGGAAAACATTGGAGCCCCAGATAGACTCACGAACAGCATTTGGTTCAAAAGGCTTGACACATGAACCAAGGAATGTTTCCAAGGTACGGCCTGTGATGGTAACGCCATTCTCATCCTTGCGAGTAAGAGAGTATGGCCCGAGCTCCATGTCGCCTGCGAGCTCTCCGACAGTCTCCTTGCCACGAACGCCCACGCGTCGGCTCATGAATTTTGCAGCCTCGTCGAGAGCGCGTACCGGCATCTGAATGATGTCCTTGCGGTACTTAGCGAAGCTGGTCTTCAGAGAATCAGGAGTAATCTGAATTGTATTTTCTAAAGCTGCCATTTTAATTGATCTGCTTCAAAGCTTTGAATATTTCACCAGCGTCAACGTTGTCAACCTCCGGTGTGACGTCGTCATGGGTATCAGAACCCGGTGCGCCCTTGAGATCCTTGATCTCCTTATCCTTGTCCTGGATATCCTTGTCCTTCTGCTCAACCTTCGCCTTCAAGTCCTTGACCTCCTGGCTGGCTTTGTCGAGCTCAGCGGACTTGTCATCCAAGTCCTTCTGTTTCTGGGCAAGAGCATCCTCGATTTTCTGCATCTCTGCATCGGTGAGAGTAATTTTCTCATCACTTACCTCAAAATCCTCCTTGCGATTGAGGAGGGTCTGAAGATTGAGGAATTTCTTCTTCATGTTTGATATTTGTGAATTATTCTTGAACATGTCCCTGAGAGAGGCGGCAACCTTCTCGAGAAATGTTTTGGATGGCTCATCAGCGGTCGCTCCAGGCATTGGCGGCAAACCCATGTTGGAGCAGAAAGCGTTGGTGAAGCGCTTGGAGAGATTGGTCTGACGCTTCTTGTCTTCGTCATCAAGGTCTCTGACCTCATCCACGAGGCCCAACTCTAAAGCTTGCTCCGGACTCAACCAATTCTCCTTGCCCATCTGCTTCAGCATCTCGTCGCTTGACTTGCCCGATCGCTTGGCATAGACGGAAGCGATGACCTTGTCAATGGTGTCGAGGTCGTTGCGCTGCTTCTGCCAGAGTTTGATGATTTCGTCAAGCTTCTCCTTGTTGGCAGACTCCCAGACCGTGACTCCTGTGGAGGCATTGTGAATGAGCATGGTGCTGCCGACTGACATGTCAACATGTTTGGCGCCCATGCACAAGACTGTAGCGATGGAAGCGGTCATGCCCATAATGTGGACGTTGACATGTCCATGATCCTTGATAAGTTGATAGATGGTCAAGCCCTCATCAACATAACCACCCGGCGAGGAGACGGCAATGTCCACCTCCTCGTCAGGGTGAGCGTCAAGGTAGGCCTTGACATCCTTGGAACGTGTACCGTAGGTGCCCGACCACCAGTCGTAGCCGGCTCCGATGGTACCGCATATCATCATTCCGTATTTCATGCGCTTATCTTTTTTGATGCAAAGATAATATGGCAATTGCCAACGGAAAAATACGTAAATCAGGCTAACAAAGGCGCTTTTCGAGAACTTCCCCACTGAACCGTGTATTCGACCATGGCTGAAGATGCAAGAGAATCGGGGTGAACGTCTGACATATTTATAATAGGATATGGACGTTCCCCGTTGCCGATGAGATAGCGCTTGCCCTCGATGGTGGTGACCAGATAGGCGTAGATGCCCCTCATGTCCAGGTCTTCGCGACATGTACGGAAGGTGAGTTTATGGGTGTAGAAACGCACACCATCCTCTAATTTGTCGGTTATTTCCAGTTTGGCAGGCTTCTGACACTTAACGACTGGCCAATCATAACTCTCGGGAATGTCAAAAGTGAAGTTGCCTAGCAGGGTATCGAAAGGCAACCCGCTGACTGGTATGCGCTGCACTTGGCAGATATAACTGAGTCTTTTCATAAGCTATGGAATATTTCGCGTCTGTTCGCATCTGTTCGCACCTGTTCGGTGTTGAACAAAAACAGGGCTAGAGTAGATGAGAATTATTTAAGAAAAATCGTCTTTTTTGCATCTTTTAAGATTAAAGAGATTGATGCCCTTCGCCTGATAGGCCTTGCGCATGCGATACCATTTCATGCGGATGGTCTCGGCATATTCTATGTCGATGCCCTGCTGCACACACCAGGAGCGGAAGGCAGACATCTTCTTGCACGACATGTCATTGAGGTCTCCGAGGTCGCACCACATGTTTAGACGGAAGAGGTCGTTGATGCTCTCGGTGAGTGCCTGCTTGGCATGACCGTTGAGAAAGTTGTAGGTCTCCGGGTTCTTGGACTTGGAGTATGGTATGCAGATGGCAACATCTCGCTCACCAGGTTTCTCAGGTTGGTTGTTGATTGGGCGCTTCGTGATGAACCGACGCAGAACAGCATTCTCGTTGCTGTTGACCGGAAACTCCACGGGGTCGCCGAAAGAATGGGTGAGCCACTGTTTCAGGTATGGCTCGACCTCGACATAAACTACGAATTTGCTCATTTTTCTGTAATTAAAAACACCGCAAAGTTAGGAAAAATAATCGAGATATTCCTATGTTTATAGGAAAAAGTTATCTTTTTCATGCCAAAATTCCTTGTTTTTAGGGAAAAAGTTGCATCTAAAATTCAAGGAACCCATTTTGTGGCAATTCAGTTGTGGCAATTGTGGCAAAAATGTTAAGTGCTTGATTACTAATATTATAAGTCTTTTCTTATTGACACAAATATATAATAGAATTGCCACATTGCCACAACCTTTGCCACACTTCTCCTCTCGTTGCCACAAATTGCCACAAAATTGCCACAAGCATATACGCTCTTAACTTTCTGAGTATCAACGTTGCCACAATTGCCACAAATGCCACATGGTTTTTAAGTCGTGTGTGTGATGTCGGTGAAAACTCAGTGACCTTCTCGGCACACTCCCCTATAGACACAAAAAAGCCCCCAGAGGAACCACGTTCCCCTAGAGGCTGCTATCGATATGATCTAAACAAAAAACTTATCCCTACTATAAGGGCAAAGACTGCATGCCATTGGCCTTCAGCTCAGCATCTGTCATGGCCATGGGATCCTTGGTCTGTGCCTGCTCACCATCAATCTCTGTATCAAGGTCGATGCCATATCTGTTTGACACCATGGTATAGTCAAAACAGAGTGGCCTATCCTTATAATATATCTTTTGACGGCCTGTGATGTTGCCATTGGCATCTGTCTTCTCGACTGTCTCCGGCAAACCGTTAGGTGCGAACTTGACAAATCGCTCCGGATTCTTGGTAGCACCATAGAAGTCGGCACCTATCTGAAGATAGTGCAACAGAGACTCCTTAGGAAGGAGGTTCTCATCCATCTGACGACCCAGTTTGCGGTAAACCGCCATGGTGATGTCCTTGCGAATCATCAGGATACTTTTAGGCATCGCCCAGTTGTCAATCTTGAGTTTGTTGGTAGCCAAAGTGCCGCAGGTCTTGATCTTGAAGTCCTGGTCTTTTTTGAGCTCGCCCATCTGGACAGCCGCATTGACAATGTTCCAGAAGCCCGCCACCTCATCGGTGGTGTTGCACATGCTGTTCTGTGTCTTGACTCCCTTGACAACAACTCTCAACAGGTCTTCGTAGGTGAAAGGAAAGTCGATGTAATCACGGATGGCCAGGAAAGCAGCCAACGGCACCTTCCAATTGGTCATGATTCGGTCTAGGATGCTCTCACCATCCAAACGCTCCTCCAAATCATCAGATGCCTGTTTCCAGGCATTACCGAAGCAGGACTGAAACTGCTCCCTATGCTTCAGCAGCTGAAGGGTGATGTGGGTTGCACCTATCTGGCGCATGCGTTCCAGGTCCTCGAAGTTCTGCTTCTCTTCACGGGTATGTTCTCCCTTATCAAAAGTGAGATAGATGAGTCGGCTGAAGAGGGCGATATCTGCAGTAGGCATCTCCTGGCCAGTGAGGATAATACCAGAGTCAACCTTGGCCTGCACGAGCTTCTTATCCTTGTCCATGTTCATTTTGGTGCGACCTATACCATTCCACAAGTCCTTGAGCCACTCCACCTTGTTCTGTGTGATGGAATTTTTGTACTCATCGATGTGTACCAGGGCGTCGCTAACTCCTCCGACATAGTCGGAGAGTGCCGGCATGGATGCGTTGGTGATAGACAACGGCTCATACTTGGTTTCATATTTATAGAAGAAATTCATCAACGTCGCAGCGAATTCTGTCTTACCACATCCCTTCGGGCCAAAGGCATTGAGGAGCGGAAAGGAACGACTCTTGCTGATGACGATGTCCCGGAAGAGTGTGGCGACATAGAAGCACAGACCCACCTTGGCGTTGTCGCCAAAAACCTGCACGACCTTGGCAAAGAAGTCTGACTGACTTGTCGGGTTGTCAACCATCTTCTCATGCCGGAACTTCTTCTCACTCACATATAATTCGCGGCTGTCTTTATTGAGCTTGCTCATTGCCGGAAGATAGAACTTGCCGGCTGTAAGTCTTAGGATGCCCATGTCATCGATAGGCATCCAGGAACCATCCTCGATGGCTCCGTTACAGAAAGCGTAGAAACCCTCCCGCTGCCAACCCAACTGCTTGATAGGGTCTGCGGTCTCTGTAACCCTGCCCAGATAACCGAGCAGTTTGATAAGTTGCTCATCACGGGCCATCCAGACATAGTCACCGATGCCGAAGAGACGCTTGCGAAGCGAACTGGAAGAGGTAATCTCATCCATGTTGAGTTCGATGAGACGTGCTGGCTCATCGCTGTTATTCTTGATTTCGAAGAGACGGACAGGGTTAAAGTCATCTCTGATGTGGAAGAGTGGCTTCAGCTTGAAGTTGGACCACTGCACTTCACTGCCCTCCTTGTTGTATGCCCAGTAGCAGTTGTCGTGTTCGGTAAAACCAAACTCACTGAGCATCCTGGCATCGCCCTTGCGCTCAGCCTCCTGCTTCTCAGACAATTCAGCAACTTTGGCACGCTTCAGTGTGTCCATCCACTCCCTCCTGTGCTTGTAGGTGGAGATCAGTGTGCTGAGGTAGCTGTTCTGCAAGTCCTCATCCCTGATCATCATGAGCAGCGAGCAGATGTCGCTGATAGCCTCCAGTCTATCCTCGGTAGTCAATTCCTCTATATCCTCCGGACTTGCCCAGTATCTGCGGCGGCAGTACCAGAAGACAAACTCCTCCTCACGCATCTGCGAGAAGTGCCCCTTGTCAATAATCCACGAGTCTGGATCCTCCTTCTTTGGAGCCGGATAATCTATCGGTATCTCCCTGACATTGACAGTAAAACCGACCTGCAATGCAGCTCGGCCATTGGCAAAGACATTGGCTGTACCTGCAGGGAACTCATTACCAGACTTAAGTTCATCGGCATCGGGGATGAATGTTACTCTCTTGCTGATGCGGTAGAGTTGCTTCAGCTGGTTTTCGGTCCACGAACCACCGAGTGATGCCACTGTATTGAGAATACCGATGGACTGCAGTTTGAGTACATCTGGAGCACCCTCAACGAGATAGAACTTATCTTTTTGACGCGCCTCCTTCTGTGCGAAGTTGATGCCAAAAACCGATGTATCCTTGCGATAGACGAGACTGTTCTTGAGGTTGAGGTACTTGCAGACATCCTTGTTGTCTGACATGGTGCGAGCCGTGAAACCTATGACCCTGCTCATCTTGTCATAGATAGGTATAGTATAGCGGTCTCGCAGCATAGGAAACATGCCACGTTCACCAGTGCCTATAAGACCAACCTGCTCCAGGATATCGAAGTCCAAGCCTTTGTGCTTGGCCCAGGCAATGAAGCCTTCTACCGGTGCATAACCGATGCCAAAAGTACCGATGGCATCCTTGCCCCATCGCTTGCAAACAGCCTCACGTGCCTTGTTGGCAGCGGGATTGACCTCCTGAATGCACTCTGTGAAGTAGCTCTGCGCATAGCTGAGAGCTATGCGCAGGGACTCCTGCTCCTTTTGCTTCTCCTCTTCCTCCTTGCTTGGTCGCCACTCGTCCTCAATCTCCTCGTTGAGATATTTCTTGGCGAGTTCCTTGCAGGCAATCGGGAAAGGAAGTCCATTCTTCAGCTTGCGGTAGAGGCTGATGACGTTGCCGCCTGAGCGGCATGCGCCAAAGCATCGCCAGCAGTTCGTGCCTGTGTCCACATAGAATGATGGAGTATTCTCGTTGTGGAACGGGCAGCAAGCCCAATGGCGGTTGCCTTTATGGGATTTGAAGTCAATGCCTTCACTCTCGGCTACTTCCAGAATGGAGACATCACTTATAATGCGATCAACTATCTCTTGTTTAATCATATCTTTATATTTTGTGCTGCAAAATTAACTCAGAACTACCTAAACAGAAAGTACTAAGATAATTTGCGCATGATCTTATCAATGTCAACATTGACATAGTAGCGAATCTGACGCTGAAAAGCGTAGTCTCGCTCCATCATCAACTGTTGGAGGATGCCCTTATATTTGCCCCCCCCAGCCCGTCCGAGAACGGCCGTTTTGGGGTGTATCACATAGGGTAGAACCGCTATCACGACTCCACCTAAGCCCCTCTAAGGGCATATATTTTTTCATCTTAAAATTTTGTTTTATGTTAAATAATTCGTCATA